TCCAAAGCCATAAAATCCTAGTCCTGGCAGAAATTTGAAATGGACAAAATATTGGATTTTATTTTTCTTTAGATCATTGGGCGCATAGTTTCTCCGTATGGAGAGTACTACTCGGCTGCCTTCTTCTACAGTTACAATGTAGGGCAATTTTATTCCTGTTGGCTCATTATTAGAACCAACTTCTTCGAAACCTTCTAAGTCTAAGTTTACATGACACTCTAAAAGAGTATACATTGTTTCTTGTTTACCGACTTTTTTAGTTCCATCTAATTCTTTTTCTTTTTTCTCTACAGAGTTTTGTTCAACATTGCCTGGAGGAGATAATTCTACATCCCTATAAAAACCATTGACTTGTTGTTTTCTCAATTCGTTTTCAGACATTTTAATAACGTGTATGACTGACTCTGCATCATCAATTGAAGTTGCAGTATAAGGAACAACTAATTCATCTGCTGGTATAAATTTAGATACAACTCTAGCCATAGGCACATCGTAATAAACTTTTTTAAATGTAGAACCTGAAAGTGGTAAATGAAATAACATAGAATCAAACTCTGCCTCGTACTCTTTCATCTGATCCATAATTAAATAATTCATGAAATCTTTTACACGAACAGCTTGTTGTTCTGTCTGTGGATTCTTAATACCTACAACCTGTGTTCTTACAGGCCCGTCTGCTGGTAATAATTCTTTGTAAGCTTGGGCTTGGAATTGTGTGACAGCCTCTGCTAATACTGGGTGTGTTGCACCTGATGCACCTTGGAAAGGTTCTGTTCTATTTTCATATTTAAATCCAAGAAGATCTAAACCTGTTGTGTAAGATTGTTCCCAATCTTTTCTTGATGATTTGTAGTCCATATAGTTTTGCACCATGTCATTACCTACAGGTTCTAAAACATCATCTGGTAAAAGGTCTGCTAAGTTATCAAAATGATTTTCTGTGCCCGGTATATTTATAGCTCCCGGTTCATAGTCAATAGTAGCACCACCATCTTCTTCTGGTATTACTTCTACTGGTCCTTTTGGGTCTTCTTGTTCTTGTTCCTGAACAGCTACTTCTTGTAATTCCGCGTCTGAAGGAATTTCTTCTTTGTTTCTAGTGTTCGGGAGTCCTTTGTCTATTTCTGCCATTTAATACTCCTATATATTTCTAGCACGTTTCATTAAACCTTGCAACCCTTGTGAATCAGGATTCATTGATTCTACTTGTGGACCTTCATCTATACCACCAGATAAACCAGCAATACCACCACCTGCAAAAGGTGTTAGCTTTGGTCCTCTTTCTTGTAATAAATTAGAATAGTCTTGTTCAAGTCCAGATATTTTATCAGCAAGTTTTTGTTTACCAATATCTCCTTGAAAAAACTTACCATAAACATTGTCTTGAACGGATCGTGCTTTTTGAAGATCAGCAAATATATTTGCAGCTTTAAGATCTTGTTGTGTGTTTTGAAATTTACCTGACGCCATGTCTCCAAGTATAGTATCCTCCATGCTTAATCCACCAAAGTCACCTGTATCAACAGGCAAAGGAGTTCTATAATCTTTAAGAATATTATCTAAGTTTAAACTTTCATCTTTTAATGCTTGTTCTGTTCTTATGGCTTGATCTGTTTGTAACATCTCATCATCAGCTATCATAAACTGATCTTTAGGCTGTTCTCTTAAAGCTTTGACTTGATCTTTTAAATTATTAACTTTTATGTCTTGTTTAAGAACAGTATTTAATTGATTAGTTTGATTTAATACGTTTGCAAAGTTACCCAGTTGTTTATCGCTATAACCAAGACCACTAAATCTTTTAAACAATTCTTTTTGTGGATCTATCTTTGTTTTTTCTCCAAGTGCATAATTAAATAAACTATCACCAACAGCTTCTTTAAAAGTTTTGCCAGATGTTAGCATGTCATAACCAACGAACCCTGCCTCAGCTGCAGCTGTAAAAGCTATCGCACCAGGTCCAAACAAACCACTCAATGTAAAGGCACTGCCAAGTGATCTACCTGCTTTTAAAATCTGTGTGGCTAATTTTGCATCATTAGAATCTAGTTGTGCACCTGATTTAATTATTGTTTCTAATTTATTTCTACCTTTTTTTGCACATTTAGTTAATCCAAAAGCACCTTCGTCATAAAAAACTCTACCACCTGCTGCCTTACCACAACCTAATTTTTCTAAATAACTAGCAACTGTTTTAACATTAAACTGATCGCTTTTAGCATAATCTATTGCACCCTTTTCAATTAATTTAAATTGTCTTTCAGGATCTATAAAACCACCGCCAACAATCTTACCATCAAAATCTGTAATCTTAGCTCCATAGTTTTTTAACTGTTTAATTTCATTTAGAGTTAATTTTCTTTCTTTTGCAAATTTTTCAAGACCTTTAACTTTTTGATTAACGACCCCACTTAATAGTTGTAAATCTTTAGTGGCTGCTGCGTTTCCAAAACCAGTGTTTACCCCTTTAGTGTGGTGTAAAACAATTTGTCTTTCAATTAATTTTTTTGGTGCTGTTGTGCTAAGTTTATCAAAATATCTTTCATGAGTTAATATATCGTTTAATCTAAGAGGTCTATTTTCTCCCAATAATTTAGTAATACCCTTGTCATCTAATATTTTTTGAAGAAGTTTATTAGGATCACCTACTTGTGCTCCTTTTGCTATGTTTAAAAATTTTTTAACTCTTTCATGATCTCCATGAGCAACCCACGCCGTGCCATCTCCAAACTCATTTTGATATTTTTTTATACTGTAGTATTTTTTACCACCCCCAGCTTCTGTGTTGTCTTTAAAACCTACTATAATACCTTTGTTATTTTTTATAGGTTGATAAGTTAGATCTTTAAATTTAACTTTGTTTTTTATCTCATTCTCATATACCCTGTTCATAGAGGCTACCATCCAACCTTTTGGCGTTGAATAATCTGCAGCCACTTTATATTTCTTTTTTTCTTTTAAACTATTTTTTATTCTTTGAATAAGATTTTCGTTACCCTCATAAGTAAGACCAAATCTATTCGTATCAAAATTCCAATTTTTTACACCTTTTGGTAATTCAAAATTATCCATTACTTTTATACGGTCTGCTTCACTTAAAAGATTTTTTTTAAAATCTTTAAAACCTCTGTTTTTAAAATTAATTAGTTTTGTATAATTAGTATTTCTTTTTCCTTTAATATCTTTTGGAACTCCGTATTTAGGATATTTGTCAAAATCTAATTTAATATTTTTTTCTTTTGCAAATTCTATAAGTTTATTTTTTTGTTCTATAGGAAAAGGACTTTGGCCTGAAGATCTATATTCAAATCCACGATTACGAGCGGTATTGTAAACCTCTTGTACTTGACCTGGACCTAAATCTTTATAATTTAAACCATATATATCTTGTGCGTATTTATTTAAAACTTTTAATCTATCTCCAGAAATTTTTGTAGTTTCTGTTGTTCTTTTTTTTACTGGATTATCTTCTTTAAATTTTTCTAGTATTTTTTTAGCTTTTGATAAATTTTTTTCTGTTTTATTTATAACGTTGTCTGACCTTTTAAGATTTACTTTATAATTTCCAGCGGAAGTTTTTGTTATACCTTCAGGTAAATCTTCGGCATACCCCTGTCTCATGCCACCAAAACCTGGTTGCACCAACATACCACCACCTGCTTTCATTAATCTTTCGTTCGCATCTTGAAACATTTCTCTGTCTAATGCTTTTTGTGGTCTTTGCATTTGACTTGCTGGGATTACTTCACCCTCGTCAAACAATTCCATCAA